GGTTTTTTCGAGGACGTGCTGAAACTCAACGGCGGCGACTTCGAGGGCAAGCCGTTTGCCTTGCTGCCCTGGCAGCGGTTTGTTATCGGTTCGCTTTTCGGGTGGATGGGGCCGGACGGGCACCGCCGGTTCCGCAACGCTTACATCGAAACCGCGAAGGGTTCCGGCAAATCCCCCCTGGCCGCTGGCGTGGGCATGTTGGGGCTGGTTGCCGACAACGAGCCACGCGCGGAAATCTACAGCGCCGCCACGAAAAAGGATCAAGCCATGATCCTGTTCCGTGACGCCGTTGCAATGGTGGATCAATCCCCCGGGCTATCCAAGCGCCTGCAAAAGAGCGGCACTGGGGAGCGGTGCTGGAATCTTGCTTACATGGCGCAGGGCGCATTCTTCAGGCCAATCAGTAGCGACGATGGGCAAAGCGGCCCACGGCCCCACATAGGCCTGATTGACGAGCTGCACGAGCACAAGACGAACACTGTGGTCGAAATGATGCGGGCCGGTACGAAGTCGCGCAGGCAGGCCATGATTTTCATGATTACGAATGCGGGCCACAACCGAATGGGGCCGTGCTGGGGGTATCACGAGTACGGCGCGGAGGTGGCGGCGGGCGAGGTGGAAGACGACGCATTCTTCCCTTTCGTGTGTTCGCTTGATGAAAGTGACGACCCATTTGCCGACGAATCGTGCTGGCCGAAGGCGAACCCGTCATTGCAGGATGCCGACCTGCCCGGAATGAAGTACATCCGGGAACAGGTGGTGGAAGCCAAGGGCATGCCGTCCAAGGAAGCCATTGTCCGGCGCCTGAATTTCTGCCAGTGGACAGATGCCGAGAGCCCATGGATCAGCGGCGAAGTGTGGCGCGGGGCACAGCGGGATTTTGACTGGCAGGACTTGCGCGGGCGCCGCGCGGTTGCGGGGCTGGATTTGTCCAGTACCACCGACCTGACGGGCATGGTGTTTCTGGTGGAGCCCATCGAAGCGGGCGAACCGTGGCTGCTGGTGCCATTCGCATGGTTGCCGGACGTTGAATTGCAGCGCAAGGCAGACACCGACCGCGTGCCGTACATCCAGTGGCGGGCCGAAGGGTATCTCGACACCACGCCGGGCAGGGCTATCAGCAAGCGCGTGATTCTGCAAAAGCTGTCCGCCATGTGCGACTTCTTCGAGATCATCGCCGTCGGTTACGACCGCTGGCGCATCGAAGATTTGATGGCCATGGCCGCCGACGATGGCATCAGCCTGCCTGAAATGAAGCCAGTAGGCCAGGGCTACAAAGACTTCAGCCCCGCGCTGGAAACATTCGAGCGCATGTTGCTGAACGGCGAGATTGCCCACGCTGGGCATAAGGTGCTTGACTGGTGCATGAGCAACGCAGTCATTGAGCAGGACGGCGCGGAGAACCGCAAGCTGTCCAAGGAAAAAGCGACGGGGCGCATTGACTTGGCCGTGGCTGCTGTGATGGCGGCGGGGCTGATCAACACAACTATCTCGGTAGAGAAGTCCTTTTGGGAGACCGCATGAAATTCTGGCCTTTCAGCCGAAAGTCGAACGAGGACGGCTCGGTTCGTCACTCGCTCGACCTATTCCGGCTGCTGGCTGGGTGGATGGGCACAAAAAGCGGCGCAAGCGTGTCGCACAAGTCCGCGCTGGAGGTTCCGGCCGTGCTGTCCTGCGTGCGGGTGATTTCCGAGGGCGTTGCGCAGGTGCCGTTCAAAGTCTATCGCCAGGTGGGTGACAAGGTTATGCCTGCCACGGATCACCCGCTGTTCCGGGTTTTGCATCGCAAGCCCAACGGGTGGATGACCAGCTTTGAGCTGCGCGAAACCATGGCCATCCATTGCGCCATGACAGGCGACGCTTACGCCTTCATCAACCGCATGCGCGGCGAGGTGCGCGAGTTGATCCCGCTGCCGCCCGGCACCGTCGCGGTCAAGCAGAAGGACAACTACCGCCTCGAATACCAGATCACGGCGCCCAGCGGCAAGACCATGACGGTGCCGCAGGAGGCCGTGTGGCACTGGCGCGGCCCCAGCTGGGACGCCGTTGGCGGCATGGATGTGGTCAAGCTGGCGCGCGAAGCCATCGGCCTTGCCATGTCGGCTGAAGAATCCCAGGCCAGAATGCAGAAAAACGGCGCGGCAATCTCCGGCACCTACTCGGTGGAAGGCACGCTGAACGCGGAACAGTACAAGGCCATGCGCGCGTGGCTGGACAAGGAGTTTGACGGCGCAGCGAACCTAGGCAAAACAAAGCTGCTGGACAGGAATGCCAAATTCCACCCGCAGAGCATGACGGGCATCGACGCGCAGTTGCTGGAAACCAGAAAGCACCAGATCGAGGAAATTTGCCGCGCGTTTCGCGTCATGCCCATCATGGCCGGGTACAGCGACAAGGCAGCGACCTACGCCAGCGCGGAACAGATGTTTCTGGCGCACGTTGTGCACACGCTCAGCCCCTGGTACGAGCGCATCGAACAGTCCGCAGAGTGCCACCTGCTCACCGACAAGGAAGTGGCCGAAGGCTACTTCGTCAAATTCAACGCTGCCGGGCTCATGCGCGGCTCGCACAAGGACCGCAGCGAGTATTTCGCCAAGGCCCTGGGCGCTGGCGGCTCTCCGGCTTGGATGACGCAGGACGAGGTGCGCGCCCTGGAAGAACTAAACCCCATGGGCGGCGACGCGGCGCTGCTGCCCAAGCCCACCAACGTGCCCAGCAACGCGGCGCCGAAGGACGAAGAAGATGCAGAACTTGACTTGCACCCTGCGTGAACTGAAGTTTGCCGCCGACGATGGCGCGCAGGCTATGAGTTTCACCGGCTACGGCGCGGTGTTCGGAAACGTGGACAGCTACGGCGACGTGATCGAGGCCGGTGCTTTCTCAAAATTCCTGGCCGATGTGAAGTCTGGCGAGCAGCCATGGCCCGCGATGCTCTCTCAGCACGGCGGCTGGCAGATGAGCGCCGAAGACATGACGCCCATTGGCGTCTGGACAGACTTTGCAGAGGACGGCCACGGCCTTAAGGTCACCGGGCAACTGGCAGACACCCCACGCGGCCTGGAAATGTACAAGCTCATGAAGATGAGCCCACGCCCCGCGATTGATGGGATGTCCATCGGCTACATCGCCAAGGAATGGGAGCCGCGCAGCAAGCCGGAAGACCCAAAACGCAAGCTCAAACGCATTGACCTGATCGAAGTGTCCATCGTCACCCGCCCTGCCAACGGAAAGGCGCGGGTAGAGTCCGTCAAGCACGACTGGACAGAGCGAGATTTCGAACGACTGCTCACGCGAGACGCTGGGCTGTCACGAAGTGAGGCCCTGGTTGTCATCAACCAGGGTTTCAAGAGCCTGATTGCCATGCGGGACGCTGGCAGTGCAGAGCTGGCCGAGCTGTACGAGGCCGTCAAACGCCGCGAGGCAGCAATCCCGCGCTGATCCCCAGCGTCACCCACCGCAAACCGCCCTAGAGGCGGTTTTTTTACGCCCAATGAAAGGCAAATCATGTCCGACATTCTCGAAATCAAGAAACTGATCGAAGCCCAAGGCCAAGCCTGGGAAGAGCACAAGAAAACCAATGACGAACTGCTGAAGGCCAAGGCCGAAGGCAAGGCCGTGGCCGATCTGGAAGCCAAACTGGCCAAGCTCAGCGACGAAATGGACAAGCTGGCCGAGCTGAAGGCCGACTTCGACAAGTTCATCCTCGAATCGCAGCGCCCCGGCGCATCCAAGAGCGACGAAAACACCGAAGCCGAGTGCAAGCAATGGAACGCCATGCTGCGCGCCGATTTCCAGTCCAAGGGACGCAGCATTCCAGCTGAGGTGTCCGTGGACGCCTACGCGCAGTACAAGAGCGCCTTCTATTCGCTGGTGCGCCATGGCGACATCGAGCGCCTGAGCGCCGATGAGCGCAAGGCCCTGTCTGCTGGTTCCGATCCTGATGGCGGCTACCTGCTGCCGACCCCCACCGTGGGCCGCATGGTCAAGAAGGTGTACGAGCAGTCCACCATGCGCCAACTGGCCAACGTGGTGACCATCAGCACCGACGCGCTGGAAGGCATCGTGGACAACGACGAGGCCGATGCAGGCTGGGTGTCCGAAATGGGCACGCGCAACGACACCGACACCCCGCAGGTCGGCAAGTACCGCATCGAGGCACACGAGATGTACGCCCAGCCGAAGGTCACGCAGAAGCTGATTGACGACGCCGCCACCGATGTGGAAGCCTGGCTGGCCGACAAGGTGGCCGACAAGTTCGCCCGCGTCGAAGGTAACGCCTTCTGGAACGGCAACGGCGTCGGCCAACCGCGCGGCCTGGCTGCGTACCCCACCGCCGCGACCGGCGACGGCTCGCGTGCCTGGGGCACCTTCGAGCATGTACTGACCGGCGCCAATGGCGACTTCCACACCACCAAGGCTGACCCGCTGCAAGACCTGCTCGGTGCGTTCAAGGACCAGTACCTGCAAAACGCATCGTTCGTGATGCGCCGCGAGGTGCGGACCAAGATTCGCAAGATGAAGGAAGCCACCAGCGACCGCTACCTGTGGGAGCCATCCCTGCAAGC